AAGCGGGGCGGGGGAGATATAAATCTCTCGGCCGAAACCAACTGGAGACCGGCGCCCCCTCTTCCGTTGAAATCCGCGAAATTGATACCCCGGGGGTTAAGGCCCGCCCGGGCAGATACAAATTTACATACCAAAACCGCAGAAAAGCGTGGAAACAAGCGCCTTCTCTGCGGTTTTTTCGTGCGCGGAATGACGCGGCAGTAGCTTGGAATTTCGCGCAGAAACCTATGACCGCATGGAAAAGGAGATCACGGATCTCACCAAGGAGATCGATCGCCTGAACCGTCAGGCTGCCATTGAGGCACAGCTGAGTCAGCCGACTTCTTCTCCTCTTTCCAACATGCCTTCCGCAGGCAGTGAGAAGCCGAAGAAGCAGGGACGCGCTTCCGATCAGTATGCAAAAGATATGCTGACCGCCATGCGCACGAACTTCCATCAGGTTTCCGACATCCTGCAGGAGGGTGTGGATGCCGATGGCGGATACCTCGTTCCGGAGGAGTGGGACAGCCGTCTCATCGATGTCCTGAATGAAGAGAACATCATGCGGGGCCTTGCAACCCACATCACAACTTCCGGCGAGCACAAGATCAACATCGCGGGAGCCAAGCCGACGGCGGCATGGATTGAAGAGGGTGGCGCGCTTCAGTTCACAGACGCGAAGTTCGGACAGAAGATCATGGATGCGCATAAGCTCCATGTGGCGGTGAAGGTCACCGAGGAGCTTCTCTATGACTCCATGTTTGACCTTGCCAGCTACATCACCACCCAGTTCGGAATCGCCATTGCCAATGCCGAGGAGGATGCTTTCTTAAACGGCGATGGGAAGGGAAAGCCCACCGGTCTCTTTGATGAGACAAACGGCGGTACGGTCGCAAAGACTCTCACCGGCACGAAGCTTGGCACCGACGATGTGCTGGATCTGGTCTATGCGCTGAAGCGTCCGTACCGGAAGAAGGCATCGTTCATCATGAACGACCAGACCCTTGCAGCTCTCCGGAAGCTCAAGGACAACAACGGCGCCTACATCTGGCAACCGTCCTATCAGGCAGGAGAGCCGGACAGACTTCTTGGCTATGCGGTTCACACCAGCGCGTTTGCACCGGAGCTTGCGGCAGGAAAGCCTGTGATGGCCTTTGGTGACTACAGCTACTACAACATCGGTGATCGCGGCAGTCGTTCTATGCAGGAGCTTCGTGAGCTCTTTGCTGGAAACGGCATGATCGGGTATGTCGCCAAGGAGCGTGTTGATGGTCTTCTGGTTCTTCCGGAAGCCGTGCAGATCCTGAAGGCAGGAGCATCTGCCTGATCTGCAGAAGTAATTCAGAAATGATAGAGGCTCAGAGTGTCAAAGCTCTGGGCTTTCTTTCTAATTTGAAGGGAGGACAGGATGATCACGCTGGAAGAAGCAAAGAAATATCTCCGGGTCGATTCTGGTGACGAAGATGACATCATTCAGCAGGAATTGGATGCCGCTGAGAACTTAGTTGCTGCCGTTCTCCGGAAAGACAGCCTCGAAGATGAGAGCAGCCCGATCACAGTTGTGGCAGTCCTCTATACCCTTGCCTATCTCAACGAACACCGGGAAGAAGCCGATCATCACGCCCTGACCATCACGCTGCGAAACCTCCTCTTCGGAGAACGGGATGCCAGGTTCTGATGGAGGTGTGAGATGAATATCGCGGCAATGAATGTAAGGCTTACGATCCAGAAGAATGAGGTCATCAAGGACAAGTATGGGAACCATACCAACACCTGGACAGACTTCTACACCTGTTGGGCGACACCGGTACAGAGTGGTGGATCCGAGAAACTGGAAGCCGGAACGACGACTAGCATCGATGCCATCGACTTTACCGTCCGGTATGCAAAGTGTCTCGAAGGGCTCGACTCCACAAAGATTCGGATCCGGTTAGGGGACAGTATCTACAACGTGACTGCCATTGATCCGATGGGGTTTAAGAAAAGGAGCCTGAAGTTTAAGTGTGAGAGGGTGAAGCGATGAAGGTGAAAGTAGATGACCTTGCAAAGACTGTCGAGCAAACGCTCTCGGACTATGCCGACGATGTGAATGACATCGTAAAGCAGGAGATCAAGGATGCCGGGAAGGAAGCGGCAAAAGAACTGAAGGAGAAATCGCCCAAGCGCACTGGAAAGTACGCAAAAGGATGGCGATCTACCGTCCAGAAGGAGACGGCGGTTGGCGCAGAAGTGGTTGTTCACAATAAGATCTATAGACTGACACACCTCTTGGAGAAAGGCCATGCCAAGCGCGGTGGTGGAAGAGTTGCGGGCATTCCACACATCGCTCCGGTAGAGGAAGAAATCACCGGGAAGCTATCAGATGAGATTGAGAAGGAACTAAAGGGCTGAGGATGGGAGGAAGCAATGGATAAGATCATAAAGATTCTGGGAGAACTGGAGAAGCAGGGCATCCCTTATGCCTATGATCACTTTGCGGAAGGGGAAGGGCCGGATCCTCCCTTTCTCTGTTTCCGCTGTCCGAGCAGCGACAACTTCGCAGCGGATGGAACCGTGTATTTCCCGATCACAGAGATCGACATCGAGCTCTACACGGATAAGAAGGATCCGGAAACAGAAAAGAAACTGGAAGATCAGCTGATCCAAAGCGGGATCTTCTTTGAAAAGACAGAGACCTGGATAGATTCTGAGAAGCTCTACGAGGTCCTGTATTCATTTGAACAGGAGGCCTGAAATGGCAAGTAAAAAGAACAAGGTCAAGTACAACCTGAAAAACGTACATTATGCCATCGCAACGATCGCGGAGGATGGGACCGCCACCTTTGCAGACCCGGTTGCGTGGCCGGGTGCGGTATCTCTCTCGCTGGATGCACAGGGAGACCAGACGATCTTCTGGGCAGACGGCGTGCAGTATTTTGTTACCAATGCAAACAGCGGCTATAACGGAGACTTCGAGTCCGCGATGGTCCCGGAGGATTTCCGCGAGAACGTGCTCGGTGAGATCAAGGACGGAAACGGAGTTCTGATCGAGGATGCTGATGCGCAGCCTATTCACTTTGCGCTTCTCTTTGAGTTTGACGGCGATGTGAACGAGATCCGCCACGTCATGTATAACTGCACGGCATCAAGACCTTCCGTGGCATCGTCTACGAAGGAGGACTCCATCGAGGTGCAGACCGAGAGCCTGACGATTAACGCCACCAGCATCAAGGATGCGACACTTGGGAAGAATATCGTGAAGGCGCGCTCCAGTGCAGATACCACCGATGCCACCTACCAGAGCTGGTACAGTAAGGTCTATACGCCTGCTGCGGCAAAGGCGTCAGGAGGTTCTTCTACGTCTGGCGGTAGTACCACATCTTCGACAACGACAAGCTCTAAGTGATAAGGAGGAGTAGACATGTATCAGGAAATTTCCCTCCGGCTCAATGATGGGTCGGAGCAGAAGTTCCCGTTTCTCGCAACGGGTACCACAGCATACCGCTATAAGCAGGTCTTCCACCAGGATCTCATGATCCTCTTAAACAAGATGGAGAACAGCGAGGACGACCAGACCGACATGACGGTCGGTGACAAGCTGGCCTTCATCATGAATGCACAGGCAGAGAAGCGTGACATGAATAAGCTGAATGAGGATGCCTTCCTCGAATGGGCAGATCAGTTTGACGGAGCCGAGCTCTTTCTTCACATGCAGGAGTTCGTTACGCTCTATCTTGGATCGCGGAGGACAAGCTCGAAACCAAAAAAAGAAGCCGCCCAACGGAGCGGGAAGTAAACACGGCGGTGTTTCTCCTGAGGGCGAAGCAGATGGGACTGACACTGTCTGAGCTGGATGAGCTGGACGAGGGGACTGTGATGGATATGATCATTGAATCCGGGAACGACCTCTGTGAGGATGAGTACCGGCAGGTGGCGACACAGGCTGACTTCGACTTATTTTAAGGTTAAAATAAGTCAAATTATCACAACCTGTAGGATATCCACACCTTTCGCAGAGTGCCCTTGTTTTCAGGGTTTTTGAAGAGAATAGGTGTGGATATCCTTTTTACCTGATCGCACAACTATCAGAATGTGACAGGGTACCATTCCGACAACTTCTAATAAATCTGGCGTACTAATGTGATTTCATGCCAAGATTTATCAAAAGTTGTCGGGAGAACAATATCAGGCCATGATAGCAGCATCACAAATAGTGCTGATGATATCCACACCTTTTTGCAGTAAAGCTGTTGATTCTTCTGGCTCTCTTAAAAAGGTAAAGATATCTCAGGGGTTGTGATAATTTGATACTTGGTAAATTCTGTGCGTATTCTTTTAAATATGATAAAATAATCAAAAGAATCTATTTTTAAGGAGAAGTATACTTTATGAAGCATGAAAAGAAACCCGCCAAGAAGGGGGTAAAAATCGCGTGCGCGGTTATTGCTATTATTGCAGTTTTTGCATGTGTTGCAGTACTGGTATCTAGTAGATCGTAAATTAATTAGCTACACCAACTGACGGCTCAAAATCTTCCATCTTGTACTTCCAATGGTAGACAACGGGTGTCTCGTTGACTTCTTTGAAATATTTGTAGATGCGATCAATCAA